ACGAGTCATGTTTACTTTCTTCATGTAAGTTAGGTTCAATTGATGCACACATATAACTTCGTCATCATCCATCTTTGTATCAAACACCAAATTATACCCGATTAGGCTATCTATTCCCGCATCTAAGCCAGTGTTTGTATACAATTCATCAAACACCTCACCGGCTATAGATAAACCAAGACGATAGGAGTTTTTGTAATCTGTTCCTCTTGTGGTTATATAAACATCAACTGAGTAGTCTTGGTCTGTTCTTGAACCCGATAATGTATTGAACTCCGGTGAAGAAGTGTTTGTTATTACAACGTGTATAGTAGGTGGTATAAGCCTACTTATCATGTTAGATGATAAATCATAACCATAAACTATAGAAGAATCACCAACATGGTTCTTTAGGTGGAATCTTTTGGAGTTTTTCAATACTTCTATTATTTTAAGTGCGGTTCGTATAAATGCAAAATTAACGAAGTCGCTTGCATCTAACTCATCGGGGGAATATGAGCCTTGGCTGGTATGATATACCATACACCAGTCGAGTGTCCCTGTTGTGTTGCCCCAGTAAATACCTTCGCTTGATGAAGACGCGCCTGTTACAGAAAGATAATGTGTATTAGCATCATCGTCTTCTATTATCTCATCAATGTATAGTTTTGCATTACCGCTTGAATCCATTGTAAGTCTAAGTAAAACCGGAACTGAACCGTCTTCTGTCACTGCTAAATCTAACCCACTTTTAGTAGCAGTAGTTGCACCAACCAAACTTATTGAATCTAAAGAAGCAGTTATTTGTACTTCTGCTCTATGTGTACCATTATCAATAACCATAATTTCACTTGATGTATTAGGTTTTGCAACTATTTTGCAACTTGCAAGTAATGTGTTGCTACTTCCATTTGCAACTTTCCAAATCTGATTGGTTGTTCTCCAATTGTCTCCATTGACAGAACCACCACCGCCTGTACCAGTGTTTAGAGTCCATGCTTCATTGTTAGAACCTTTAGGTGCAGTAGGGTCTGCTAAGTTTGTTCTCGAAGTCCAAAAGTGGTTTCTGTTTGATACTGCCATTATATCCTCTCCTTAAATCCATATATATTACCCAAAAACTCAATTCGACTAACCATGTGTTCCTTAAATCGGTTCTCTCTTATACTCTTTGACATATACTCTACATAATCAAACTTTTGGTTGCCCTTGAAACCCGGATGTTTCTTCTTTCTCTGCATACCTATGGATGATGCAACACCGTATGTTGCTCCTTGCCCTTTGATTCTGTGGCCGAACTTAATACTGGACCTAACATTGGGTGGTAAAGACCTGTTGTATTTACGGCCTCCCGATTTCCTGTATACAAACGGCCTCATACCTCTTTTGACTATCTGAGCAATCGTTTTCTTTGTATTTTTTGGCTGTCTTTGTCCGGCTACACCAAAGGGGAATGGCTTAGAACCTGCCTTTACTACATCACCATCTATCTCTGCATCAAGAGAGTCTGCTACTCTCCTGTAGATACTCTTAGAGCGTTTGAATCTACGTGTTGCAGGTAGTGTTTTATCGAATGTCTCCGGTTGTTTATCCCTTAACTTCTCTTTTGTTTCCGGTATAATATCTACTTTTAGAAAAGCGTATATTTCATTTTGCAACCACTTTCTTGTATCAAACTCTGTTTGTATACCCTTGAGTGCTTTCATCAAGCCCCTATCGTAGTAACCAACTCTAAATTGAACGGCTGAACCCTTGCTATCTCTGCCTCCTCCCGAACCGGGAGTATACGGTGCAAGTTGACGTATATAGGCCATTAATCTACACTTCCGAGATGAGCAAGACGATAAAGATTCTCTTTACCTCTTGAACCTAAAGTATTACTTCTTAGGCCACTCTCTCTCATACCACCTTCTTGAAACACCGAGTCATCTTGCAAGTAATAAGAACCTGCAAGGTCTGCACATATCTCTCTTAGAACGTGAGCAAACTCACCTTCTTGAACAGCCACACCGCTTGCGTGGTCGAATGATAGACCAGTAACACCAGTAAGGTCATTAGAAGATTTGCCGGTCCATGCGAAGGAATCACCATCTACATTACCGTTACCTGCACTGCTAAATCCAGTGCTACTTGTTAAGGTAATAGTAGTAGCACCTGCGCTAACAGCACCGTTCAGAGTGGTATCTTTAAGGCTTTTACTGGGGGAATCACGACCATAATCTCTAAAGATTTGGTCTATCTTTATTGTAGCCCTTCGTATAGCACTTGTAATACGACTGTTAGCCCTTGTTCTTTGTGCAGAATCAAGACCTAATCTTTGCCCTACATCGGCAACAGAACAGTAGTAAACCATTTTATTAACCTCAGTTGTTCTTTATCCTTTCAATCAATTCAGATTTCTTACCGGATACCTTTAGTCCTTTTGACTTTAGTATTTCTTTTAGTTGTGCTACGCTTCGAGACTCCAACGCTTCGTCAATAGTCTTCAACTCAGCCTTTGCTTCCCCTACCTTTTCTTTGACATCATCTATTGAATCAATAACTTCATCAAGAGTTATTTTTCCATCAGCGTTCAAAGACTTGTACTTATTCATAGCCCATACTGCAATACCTATCAGTGCTGCAATAGCAACCAAAATTACTTCTAATTCATCTAATAGTCCGGATGATTCTTCCAAACAATCTACTAAACATTCTGCGGTTGTGTTATTATCTTGCATAATTTTCTATCTCCTTATACTCTATTTGTTTTACTGCTGAATGGGGAATGACTGTAAATGGCCTTTCCTCTCCTATTCTATATACTCTAAATCCGTGTTTGGTTTCTTCTAACACAACTTTTGTATAACATCTTTCGGGGGGCGTAAACACTATCTTACCTTCTCTCACCTACTCACCACTGTTCAAATTACAGCGTGTGTGCCTTTTAACCGTTATGTGGTATTAAAACCCCTATATTTTGCAAGTCTTCAATTTGTTGCAAGATGGCTTCATACTCGAATATATCACACACTATTTTCTCGTATGTGTCTCCTTCTTCAAAGGAGTTGTAAGTATTATTAGAAACATAGACTATACTACCTTCCCACTCAGTTGCAACAAAATATTCCACGTAGAGTTTATGCCCTTCATCATCATGCTCCTTCAAAACTACTGACCCCTCAATCTTTTTACAATCAAATGGATTTACGACACCATCAGAAGGACCGCTTGGTATGTTAGGGGATAGGACTATCGCTACCATCAGAATTAAAAAAACAAAGAAGGCTCCGCCTAAGTCATCGGACATAGATGACTATATTTATTTTTGCTTAGTCAAACTATCGCCAACGGGGTCCTTCAAACCACCCTACAAGACTTGTTCTCGAACCGCTTGTTATAGGTGATACACCGTGTTCTAAATAAGACGGAAATAAAAGTACAGAACCTCTCTTGATAAGAGCCGTAGGGTCGGGGTTTTCTGTGTGTGCAAATGATAAAACACCACCTTCATAATCTTCGGGGTCTGTTAGTTGCACAACAATACTTAGTTTTCTATGCTTTCCATCTTGCCTGTTCCAATCTATATCATGGTGCATTCCATAATGATGACCTACACCTGCATACTCAGTAAACTGCAAAGGTGGTAAGTTAGTCAAAGTTAGATTAAATACATCATTTGCATCAAGAGCAAGTTTAGTAAGAAGCGTGTGCATTTCTTGAAACTCGCCTGTGTTTGCTAACCATCTAATATCTGTTTTACGATGAGCGTCTGTTTCTCCTTTACCTGTTCTAAATGTAGTTGCTTTTTGCAACTCTGCTTTTCTACCTAACTCTAACCATCTATCGCAGGTTTCATCATCAAGTATTCCTTCGTATAATAACCACTGGGGATGTGTAATCATAACACTACCAAGTAGTGTTGCCTAATAAGGATTAAGAAGTTTACCAAGACCAACCACTTATTTCAGTAACAAAAGAGCCATATTTGTTATTGATTCTTGTTTGATAGGAAGATAAAGACTCCTCATGTGTAAGCCAAGTATCAAAGAAACCGACATCCCAACTACTACCTTCGGGTATTTCCCATGTATTTACATCAGCGTGAATCAAAGTAAATCTATCGTCTTTGCTACAGTGTTCCCAAACCAAATCTATAATATCTTGTTCCTTTTCAATAATAGTAACACTTCTAACATTGCTTTCTGCTAAAAGACCTACATTTACTACCCCAAGACCAAGCCCACCAATTATTATATCACCACTCATTCTTGACATAAGCCAATCATGCTCTGTATATTCGGCTTCTGTATCTTGCATTATATTAATCCAGTTTTCTCCCCAAACACCTGTGTATTTTCTATACAAAACTGTGTAAGGCCCACCTGTTAAGCCTTTATGCTCAACATAAGTAAGCCAAGATTGCTCACCACTTGTAGTCGTATTACTTTCTATTTTATAATCACCGCTTTCACCAGCAGGTATGTCAACCACCCATCTACTCATATCAACCACTTCCCTCTAATTCTATTGTCAATGTTGGTGCGGCAGTATCAAGACCTGTTCCATTTGATGCCGTACAATCAACATCAAACTCTACTACCTCAGTGGCTTGCCAAGGTAAATATCCTCTACCACCACTTACACCATTGAAACGTACTTCTATAGCAGCGTTACTGGTTCGGTCTTGCGCTAATGTTCCACTTGCTTCTGATACTACAGTAACGCTACTAACACCACTTGAACCATTACTTACTAATGTAAAGTCCCAAGTAAACTCAGTAGTACCGGGGATATTACCACTTGTTACATTGCAATAACCGAATATCTCAACTTTGGTAAAACCCGATGTGCCGTTTGGATGCACACCATATTCGTAGGCGTTTGATGTAGAGAAATTAGTATCTACTACTATTTGTAAACTATAACTACTAAAATTGCTACCGTCTTCGTTTATCCAAACAGGGGTTGTGCAAAATGGTGGACTGGGGCAAGGGTCATCATTTGCTATTTTACAAGCATGGTTATAATTAGGGCTACCAAGCGGAGTGTTGGTTGAGATACTAACACCACTGGGAGCAGAACCACCCGATGCTGATGCTGCTTGTACTACACCAACAATACCAACTGCAATTGACATTCAATCACCCTATCGCGTGCCACTTACCATTAGAG